TCCCCCAGTGGCCAGCGTGTACTCATCATCACCAACGAAGAGTCGACTGTTGTTGGCGATGGATGGTGCTCCAGTGCCATACGCCAGTCGGTTGATCCGGATCCTGTAGGATCCGGCTGGACAGGTGACGGAGGCAAAGACGTTCCCCGCCGTTACCGGGAACTGGAATCCTGCATCATGCAGGAGGGTTCCAGTCGGGATCTCCATCCTCGAATGTACGAGCTTCTCGGCCATCATGCCCCCTTATACGCCACCCCCGTGGCGTTGCTGATCTCTACGGCCTCTCGAACCTTGGCCATGGTTGTACCGGAAGGCTGGATCCCCTGAGACCGTGCGTCACGGTAGGCGGAAAGCTCGGCGTCCCACGCCTTGCTTGCTCCGGTGTCACTCAGATTCGGTGTGAGCTGGAGGTTCTTGCTCCTCATGCACTCACCGAACGTCTTGTGGTCCTTGGTCAGACAAGCGCTGGAGCAGCGCTTGCCCGGCCTGTATCGGCTAGTCATTATCCCCAACCGAGTTGGTCGTGTAGATGCCCTGCTTGTAGCTGTCGTGGTCGGAGCCAAGCTCCGCCTGCTGGTGCTTGGAGATCACCTCGAAGAGTCCCGTCTCCAGGATGCCCTTCTCGTCGTTCTCGATCAGGGTGGTGTTACCGCCTGGACCCGCAGTGCACATGTTGCACTCGTAGCACGGTGCGTGGTACAGCGGATCGCACGGCTGCTTAGCCGGATCGTAGTTGCCAGCCATCACGCCTCCCAGTGCGTGTAGGTTACCGGAATGATGGGAACGTCGCGGTTCCCGCTGTCACTGCTCTCGGTGATGGAAGTGGCAACAGAAGTTGCCACCTCTTCGGTTGCGTAGATAGCTCCCTCTACCAGCCAGCCACTCTGTACTACAACTGCCATTGTTCTCCTTAGCTAGTACCAGTCCAGAACGAAGTTCCAGACGTGGTGGTCAGCGTGACGGTAGCGGGCAGGGCCGTAAGCCCTGCACCGTGAGAGATGTATAGGTGCTGACCAGATGCAGTCAGACCATTGATGAACGAGCTGGAGTTGTCGTGACCACGGGCGAATGCTGGTGGCGTAGTTCCCACGGAGAGGAACCCGACGTAGAAGTCTCCAGCCGGAAGGGCTAGCGGCGCAGTGAGCGCCGCAGTCTTCAGACCAAGGCTCGTCCAGGCGACAGACTGATCACCAGTCTGCGCTAGCAGGTTGCCTGCGGTGTCGTAGATGCCCATCAGGTTCTGGCCTGCGGTGAGCGTGGCCCCCACGGTCAGCACTGCTACGTGCAGGTTGGTGATGGTGGTTGGCTCGCGGAGCTTGTGCCTCTGGAGGCGCATGGAGCCCGTAGGTGGCGCTGTACCGACCGACTGCGTGGTCTCCGGCTGCTGGGTCCAGCTCTTGTATCCGCGCTCGTGAGGCTGGCGCTCAAGCGATGCCAGGCTCTCGAAGTCCACCGCTGCCACGTACAGGTTGTTGACCGGTGCGGCAGTGGATCCAGTGCGCTCACCGATGTTCGCTCCTCGACGGAGGAGCGTGTTGCTGCCACCGTCAACGAAGCCGTTCGTAGCTCCGTGAAGGAAGCCGGACTCAAGCGCTACGTACGTGGAGTTGTTCACCTTGAAGGCGTTCTCAGGAGAGTTGACTCCCGCTCCAGTGTCGTCCACGCCTGGGTAGCAGATCAGCCCAGTCACGATGATCGGGCAAGTGGCACCAGCGATCAGCATTCCGGAGAAGCCACCGCCTCCACCTCCGCCGTTCCTTCCGTCACGACGAAGCATGATGTCACTGATCATGATCGGACCGTTGCCGGTAGCGGTGATGTCGAAGCCGTTCTGACCGTTACGGTCAGTGGAACATCCGACGATCTGCATACCACCAGAGCCCTGACCGGTACCGAAGTTGCCCTGGATGTTGAATCCGTGGGCCTCGGACCACTCGGCCCTGCACTGGGTGAGCCTGGAGTTCGGCATGGAGCTAAGGATCCAGCCGTTCACGCCAGATCCGATCGACACCACGTCGTTGGCGGTGAAGTCGGAGTGGTTGATCAGCTCGATACCGTTGCCCTCAGCGTTGTCCACGACCACACGGTTCATGGTCCAGCTGAACGGCTGAGAGCCGTTCTCGGTGAAGGTGTAGATTCCCTTGCCCTTGACCTGCTTGATGGCCACGTCACGAAGCACGACTCCGTGGACATAGTCAGAAGCCTGGATGCCGTGGGTTCCTGCCGGTCCATTGGCTCCGTCGATGGTCAGCGCATGGATGCGCTGCTCGGAAGACTTGCCTCCGTAACCACCAGCGGTCTGACCAAGCATGACGATGGCTGCTCCACCCACGAACTCTGCCACGATGTTGAGGCGAGACAGAAGGGTGAGCTGGTCAGGGTTGAAGATCTGATCTCCATGCATTCCCCGCAGGGTGACGCGAGGGTGGAGAGTCAGTGGTGCAGAGATGTTGAACTGTCCAGTGGAGAGCTGAACGATACCACCAGACGCAGCGTTGGCTGCGTCGATGGCTGCCTGGATCTCGATCTGGTCGGCGATGCCATCACATACGTAGTCAGCCTTCGCTCGCACTCCGCCTGGGGCGGATGCGGAGGCGACTAGGTAGAAGTAGTTGCCACCCTCGGCCGCATCCTCCAGGTCGGTGATACGCGCATCCTGATCTGCCCAAGCAGCGTTAGCCTGCTCGTGCCACGGATCAGTGTTCTCCGGGATCGGAGTGAATGCCATTTAGTGTCCAAAGGGTGTGTGACCGAATGGTCCATGGCCGAAGCCGGACTCGGTCAGGGCGGTGAAGTTGTCCTCGGTCACCAGACCGGAGGCGATGAGGCAAGCCTTCGTCTCGTCATCAACGATGTGCTCGTAGCCGCCTCGGAAGTAGTGGAGTCCAGCCGATGGCTGCTCCCAGAAGTTCGGATCTCCCCATCCTCCAGCCGGAGTGGGAAGGTTGACTGCGCCCATCTCGTTGGTGTACGCGTCGTACCTAACCTCGACGTACTCGCACGGTGCCACCTCCTTGATGGAGATGCCACGGTTCATACGGAACCTCTCCATGAGAGGGTTCCACGCGAAGGGGGCCTCAGCCACCGTAGGCGTGGTGAATAGCCAGGTAGCCAAGGCCCCTCCCCGATCAGTAGCTACCGATTACGTGCCACTCAGCGCCATCGGAGATGATGACACAGGCACCTGCGGTTCCGGCTGCACCCACCGCACGAGTAGTTGCGCCGTTGATGGTCTCGGATCCAGCACCATCCAGGGTGACGGTCTGCGTTGCAGTGGCGTCACGCTTGATGATGTAGGTGCGACCAGGTGGAACAGTTGCTACGGCAGGAAGGTTCACAGTGACGTTCGCTGCCGGTGCCTCGACGCTCAGAACGTAGTCGTTCAGAGTGAGAGTCGTGGTGGCTGCCACCACGCGGATGGTGAAGGCAATGTTGTCGTTACCAGACATGGTACTCCTCAGAGATATGAAGAAAGGGGCCGCCCCGGAAGGCGGCCCCTTTTACTCATCAGGTGTTGACAGCGATGGAGCTGGCAGACTCGGCGCGGATCAGCGCCTCCTGACGGTACAGGCTCCAGCCCGCTACGCCGTACCAACCGAGAGGCTGGAAACGAGTGAGCTTGTCAACTACCGGTCCACGCACGGTGTGGAACTCCTCCGCGACAGCCTCGGCCAGGGCCTGCTGTCCGGTGAAGTACGTGTTGTACACGTCCACAGTGCCACCGGCACCCGCGTTCACGGCCACGTTGGTACGAGGAGTCTCGATGAAGACGGCTCCCTCGTACTCGCCGATCTCTCCAGACCAGATGTTCTGGGCAGAAGAGTACTCGTGCGGTGGACGCCAAGCGGCGTTACCAGTCTCGGCACGAAGGTCGTGCGAGACCTCGGGGTGGATGTACGAGGTGTAGAAGCTACCCTTGTTGGGGTGTACCTTGTTGGTACGGAGCTTCGCAACAGCCAGACGTACCCATGCAGATCCGAACGTGTCGGCTGCGGTGGTACCTACAGTGGTCTGCGCACCGTTGTACACCGGCCCAGAAGCGCCGTTGTCACGGATGTAGTTCGTTCCGCCGTCGAGGACGTTGCGAACGACGGTGTCGACAGAGTCGACAAGGTTCCACGCCACCTGGTTGACGAGACCAGCGGTCACGTCAGTGAAGCTGAACAGGTCCAGCTTGTTGGAGACGAGGATGGAGTTACCGTACTCGTTGAGAGTGACGGAAACAGTAGTCGGGTTGCCAGCGGCAACCGCGTCAGGGTCGACCAGCTCGTTCAGCGGAGTGATCGCCTGCGCCAGATCCTGGTACAGAGAGAACACGACGCTAGAGCCAGGCATCGCCTGCTGCACGGGACGCTTGTCAGCGACCATGCGGAACATCGGCTGCGCACGGAGAGCGAACTCAAGTGCGCGGTCGTAAGTGGTCTGGACGAGATTGCTCATCGCCGCAGTACCGGTGAAGGCGTTAGCCACACCAACCTCCTATGGAGGAGGGCCTTACTTGATCGTGCTCCAAGCACTGATCAGGCCCTGGATATCAGTTGCGTCGTTGAGACGTCCGTGAGCAGCCTCGTAGTTTCCGAGTGGCTGGCCCTGCTGGCCAGCCTCCTGCATCTGCTGGAGCTGCTGTGCGGTAGCAGGGTCGATACTCTGCTGGGTCTCAACTGGATTTGGGGTGCTGCCAGGCGTCACAGCCTGTCCGCCACCGAAGAGCGCCTGCATAGAGGTCGCCCACTCACGGACCTTTGCGGGGTCCGCCTCTCCCTTGTACTGCTCGGCGGCAGCAGCGGGAATGCCAAGCTCACTGAGAGCCGCGCCTACAGCCTGATTGCGGAGCTGCGTCTGAACGGTGGCCAGACCGTCCTGTAGCTCCTTGTTCTGCTGCTTGAGCGCGTCGTACGCGTCACGAAGTGCCTTGGGGCCGGAGTTCTCGTTGTTTCCGCCCAGGTCGTTTGCGTCCTCAATACCCCAGTTGCTCACATGATCTCCTAGAAAGTAGTGCATGCCAAAAGCCACGGCTAGGGAACCGTGGCTTCGCTCATGCGGTGTGTGCCAGTCTTCTCTACAGTACTGCCTGCTGGCGATGGCGTACCGGTATCCCCTGAGAGAATCGAACTCCCGTCTGCTGTTTGTAAGACAGCGGCCCTCCCATTGGACGAAGGGGATGTAGTCTCGCAGGGAGTCGAACCCTGATATCCGCTTTAGGAGAGCAGACTGCGTCCTTCACCGAGACAGCTCCCACGGCTGGATTCGAACCAACGATGCACTGGTTAACAGCCAGTTGCCTTACCACTTGGCTACGCGGGAATGGAGCCGTATGCAGGACTTGAACCCGCCCCCCCTGCTTACTAGGCAGGCGCTCTCACCTGGTGAGCTATTACGGCAGAGACGCTGCTTCCCATCCACGCATATCAGGGTCTCAGGGCTCGCGAAAGCCCAACAGCATCAGTACTCCGACAGGGGATTGAACCCTGACCTCTCGGGTGAGAACCGAGTATCCACAACCAGTAGACGACCGGAGCAAGAGTAATCCAGGTGGGACTCGAACCCACATCCACACGGGTTAAGAGCCCGTTGCACGCCCAATTGTGCGACTGGATTATGCGTACCCAACGAGGGACTCGAACCCCCATCACCAAGTTCGTAGCCTGGTGTTCTGTCCTTTGAACTAGTCGGGCGGGGTGACCAGAGGGAATCGAACCCTCTCCTCTGGGGACACAACCCAGAAGGCTACCGTTACACCATGGTCACAGTGCCAAGCCGTGGAATCGAACCACGTTCCCCGGGGTTTCAAGCCGGTGCTCTTCCATTGAGCTAGCAAGACAAAGCCTCATACTGAGGCCAGTACTCACGGACGGATTCGAACCGCCAACGCGCAGGGTCTAAGCCTGCCGCCTCTACCAATTGGGCTACGCGAGCGCGCACATGAAGGGGATCGAACCCTCGACCTACCGCTCGACAGGCGGTTGCTCTACCATTGAGCTACATATGCATAGGGAAGCACGGAGTCGAACCGTGGTCATCCGCGTATCAGACGGACGCACTAACCGTTGTGCTACATCCCAGTGGAGATTCGGGGAATCGAACCCCGCTAAGTCAGCTTGCAAGGCTAACGTGTCACCTTAACAACCCCCATAGAGGCCCACCTGGGAGTCGAACCCAGCTGCGTCGCTTTGCAGGCGACGCCACTACCTTAGTAGCAGACCAGAGTTGGACGTCTGAGAATCGAACTCAGCTAGCCGAAGCGAGAGGGTTACAGCCTCCCTTGTGTCCCAGCACCCATCCAGCGGAAGAAGGTGGAGTCGAACCACCGGCCAGAGACCGGCCTCCCTTAGCAGGGGAGGTGGCGCCCACGCGCCACATCTTCCAGAGCGGAGAGTGAAGGAGTCGAACCCTCATGCAGAACATGGCACGGTTTTCTAGACCGCTTGCGGACCATCCCGCGCCACCCTCCAGAGCTACCTACCAAGGACTCGAACCCCGATTAGCTGGTCCAGAGCCAGCTGTCTTACCTTTAGACGAGTAGGTATTGGCACGCCTGGTAGGAATCGAACCCACAGCTAGCGGGTTTGGAATCCGCCGCACGACCATCGCTCAAACGCATGGCTCGACTGGGATTCGAACCCAGGTCTTCAGGTTATGAGCCTGACGTGGAACCTCTCCACTATCGAGCAGAGCCCT